ATATTATCCAGATATCTATATACCAAGTGAAAATAAAATTATTGAAGTAAAAAGTCGATGGTGGTGGGACGGTAATGGAAATCCAAAATATTCATCAAGATTAGAAAATAATTTAAGAAAACGAAAAGCAGTTATTGCTAAAGGATATAATTACGAACTTTGGTTATATGAAGATAAGAAAACCTATAAAATATTAAATGACTCACAATTTTAAACCAAACCTTAACAATTATAAAGTATTAACACCTGATGGGTTTAAATCTTTCTCAGGTGTAAGTTTAATGGGTGTAAAACCTATTATTCGATTAGAATTTGAACAAGATGCATGGATTGAATGTACCCTCGACCATAAATTATATATTTCTAATACAGAATATAAAATTGCAAGCGAATTTAATATTGGCGATAATATTGTAAGTTTAACTGGAAAATTAAAGTTACTCAATAAAATTGATCTAAAACGTAGCGAAGAAGTATATGATTTAATAGAAGTAGAAGACGGGCATCGATATTTTGCAAATACATTACTTTCATCAAATTGTGAATTTTTAGTATTTGACGAAACTCTTATTAACTCAATTAGTTTATCCGACTTAGAATCATCAAATCCTATAATGAATATGGGTCAAGTACGTTGGTATAAAAAGATCAATCCTTCTGCAACTTATATCATTAGTTTAGATCCATGTATAGGAACAGGTGGAGATTATGCCGGTCTAGAGGTAATAGAATTACCTTCATTAAATCAAGTAGCCGAATGGCATCATAATACAACTCCAATACAACAGCAAGTTCGAATACTTCGTGATGTTGCAAAATTTATCGAGGACGAATGTAATAAAGAAGATAGTACAGTTAGTTTATATTATTCAGTTGAAAATAACGGAGTTGGTGAAGCCGCATTAGTTGCAATAAATGAATTAGGCGAAGAATCTTTTCCTGGAATGTTTTTAAGCGAACCAATTAAAAAAGGGCATGTTCGACGTTTTAGAAAAGGATTCAATACAACACATACAAGTAAAATTGCAGTTTGCGCTAAACTTAAACAATTAATTGAAACTAAAACTTTAAAAATTTATAGTAAACCATTAATTAGCCAACTTAAGGCATTTGTGGCTAAAGGTATAAAATATGAAGCAAAAACCGGGGAGCATGATGATTTAGTAGCAAGTTTATTACTCAATGTACGGATGATTATGATGTTACAAGATTGGGATCCAAGTATATATGAAAAGATGCATGAGCATGTAACCGAAGAACTTATTTTACCAATGCCAATTTATTTAGGATAATAGAATAAATATAAGAATGAAACCAATTGAAATTATAGCCAACGATTTATTTGACAAAGTACGTAGCAGATTTACCAATTTAAAACTAGGTAATGAGTCTGGTTCTGTGACCGCAGATCCAACACAAGCACGGTTCTTTGAGTTTGATTTTGCCGTAGAAGGCACAAATTTAGGTCGAGTTAGTATTAGTATTAAGGAAACCGGAAATTTAAAAATATATTACAGTCAAGGTATTACAGAAAATGCCGACCCAATTACTCAACACATGTGGTATGACTTTTTAAAAGAAATGCGTTTTTTTGCAAAACGTAGATTATTAAGATTTGATACTAGAGATATCACAAAAGGTAATTTAGACAAAACCGACTTTCAATACCTTGCACAAAATGGAAAGGATAACAACATGAACGAATCATCATTAAAAGGAAGTTCAAAAACTTCTTATAGAACCATAGAAGATACGGATTTAATTATTCGTCATTCAGAAGCAATTGATCCAACAAAATCTGGAGCACGTAGCCGTAAAATTAAAAATTTGTTCATTCAAAATAAAGAAGGCGAGCGTTTTAAGTTTCCATTTGTTTTTCTTCCTGGTGCTAGAGCTATGCAAAGACATGTTGCAAATGGCGGTTATCCTCATGATGAAGGCGGAAAACATATTATTAAAACGTGTGAAGAAATTTTGCAATTATCAGATTTTGGTCGTAAAGTAAAACATTCAACCTTAAATGATAATGCACATGGCATTATAGAACGTGCTGGTCAGAAATTAAAACAGTTACGTCATCATATTGAATCAATGAATAAACAAGGCTATTACGAATCCTGGTTAGAAGGATTTGCTGGTGGTAATAATGATAATGTTATTGAAATGGATGATGCAACAATGGAAAGTTATAAAGATGCATTTACTGTTAATCAATTTGATGAAGCATTAACTGATATTTTTCCAATGTTACATGCAATTATGCAAGAGGCTGGAGAAATTGATCTTGACAATATTGTAATCGAAAATGAATCAATTGATGTCAATATAGAGCAACAAAGTAGCCAATATACCCCAGAACTTTGCGCCTTTGAATCCTGGGCAACTGCTATAGAAGAAAGTTCAATAAATTCTGATACAAAATATGCATTAAGTGAATTATTAGATCAAAATATCACATTAGGTGCAGATGGCACTGAAGCAATTGAAGCATTACAAGGTATTGGTATTCAAAATGAGGATTTAGAGGCATTAATTTCTGCAAAGGCAGGATTACAAGATGGTCCAAATCTTCCATTAAAAAATGCAGTTAGTGAATGGTTAATGCAAGAAGATCCAGAAACTGCTAAAGATTTAGGATTAACTCCAGAAGATCCTGTTGCACAAGTTCAACAACAACCTGCCTCACAACCACAGGTCCCAATTGAAGAACCAGTTGCTGAAACAAGACTTACCGGAAGAGCAGCACTTGATAAAGCTGCACAAAAACACGGGTTTGGTACAAAAGAAAGAGAACAAGAATTACTTAAAAGACAAGCAGAAATTAAAGCAAGAAATGCTAGATTAGATGCCGAAGAAGAAGCTAGATATGGCAAGAAAACCAAAGAAGCATTTGACCCAGAAAAGTTTCAATCATCAATGAATAAATCTAATATCAAAGTTGATATGAAAGGTGGATCATTTGAAAAAGAAAAAGCAGCAAGAGAAAAAATAGGAAAAAATCATCCAGATTATACCAGAGCACATGGTCCAAATTTAGTTACAAAAACTCCAGCTAGGGGTAAAGATGTAGAGGCTGATTATAAATCTTATCTTAACTTTCTTAATAAAAGTACAGGCAAAGTAGACGAAGACGATAGCGAAACAATTTCTTTTGTTGATTTTTTAAAACAAGAGCTTGCATATAATGAAAAACAAGCAAGATTAACCAATGATGAAAATAAAAAATCTCATTTTTTAAATAAAATAGCACATATTCGAAATGTTCTTTCACATCATATTGATGATGTTAACGAAGAAGACGATTACGAACCAGAAGTAGATGATCAAGATAGATTAATCGAAAAAGGGGTTAGCAATGATGATATCTGGCAAGCTGTTGAAGGATTTTTAGATAAAGATAAAGGTACTTGGACTAAAGGACGTCCTGGCATTGTTGCACATTGCTCTCGTGAATTTGGTGACGAAGGTGGACAAAAAGCTGCCAAAGCTATCATGATTCTAAGTAAAAAATATCCAATGCAACATAACCACAATGAACGTGAAGACGAAGGGTTAGTTGGTGGTGTAATTGGAGGAGTTGCCGGCGGATTAGCAGGCGGTCCGCTAGGTGCAATGGCTGGATATTCTACCGGAAGCAAAGTCGGTGATGATTTATCCAATGACAATGAACAAGAATCTGTTGAAAAAATTAACAAAACAGCATTTGAAGATATTTTAAGATTAGCCGGTTTAAAAAAAATATAATAGAAATTAGTTGACAAGATAAATAAAATAGCATACAATAACATGTATGCTAATTTTTGTTTATATGTAGTTGCATATAAACAAGAGGCATGTAGTAAACTTAGGCACATAAAAACATTAGGAGAAAAATTATGGCATCTTTAGCGGAAATACGCGCAAAACTTCAAGCAGCAAATCAACAAAACACCGGCAGTTCAACAGGAGGAGACAATGCAATCTTTGCACATTGGAATGCGGCAGATAACACAACTTCAACTTTACGATTCCTTCCTGACGCAGATCCAAATAACACATTCTTTTGGATTGAACGAGCAATGATTAAATTGCCATTTGCAGGAGTTAAAGGTGAAACCAATTCAAAACCTGTTACCATTCAAGTTCCATGTATGGAAATGTGGGGCGATACCTGTCCAGTATTAACTGAAGTACGTCCATGTTTCAAAGATAAATCGCTTGAAGAGCAAGGACGTAAATATTGGAAAAAACGTAGTTACTTATTTCAAGGGTTTGTAACAGAAACTAAAATGAGTGAAGACAAAACTCCAGACAATCCAATTCGTAGATTTATAATTAGTACTCAAATTTTTAATCTTGTTAAGAATGCATTAATGGATTCAGAGATTGAAGAATTGCCAACTGATTATGTACGTGGATTAGATTTTAAAGTTACAAAAACTACAAAAGGTGGGTTTGCAGATTATTCAACATCAAGCTGGGCTCGTCGTGAACGTGCATTAAGTGATGCTGAAAAAGCAGCAATAGATACTTATGGATTGTATGATCTTAAAAGTTTCCTCCCAAAAAAGCCAGGAGAAGTTGAACTTAAAATCATTAAAGAGATGTTTGAAGCATCAGTTGACGGGGAAGCATACGATGCAGAAAGATGGGGTCAATATTTTAAACCTGCAGGATTTGGCGGAAGCGGAACTGCAACCGGCTCAACTACATCTAATATTGCATCTTCAATAGATGAAGACGAACTCCCTTTTGATAACGCGGTATCAACACCTGCTCCACAAGTTGTTGAATCACCAGTAGTTACAACAGATGCACCTGCATCAACTGGATCTGATGCAAGTGCTCGCGCTCAAGACATTCTTGCAATGATTCGTAATCGCCAAAAAGCAGAATAAGGAGATAGACCATGAGTAAGGTCTTTGACATTTCAAAGTTCCGCAAGTCTATCACTAAATCAATTGATGGACTAGGAATTGGATTTAACGATCCAACAGATTGGATTTCAACTGGTAATTATGCACTCAACTATCTTATTTCAGGGGACTTCTTTAAAGGAGTTCCTTTAGGAAAAGTCACAGTATTTGCAGGCGAATCAGGTTGTTTGCCAAAATCAGCAAAAGTAATTGTACGACTTACTAAAAAATAATATTTTTACCCACACTTTATAATTGTTTGGGAAAGTGAAGTTACAGTTAATCCGCAAGTTGCGGCTGAAAAAATTATTTTGGAGATAAAAAATGGAAATTAAGGAAGTTTCTGTAGGTGAATTAAAAGAACTATGGGAAAGTGGTGAATATAATATTGAAATTGATACACCCGATGGATTTAACCGAATTACAAATTGGTTTGATAAAGGGGTATTGCCAATGGTTAAAATAGAAACCGAAAGTAATACAATTACAAATTGCGCTGTTAATCATTTACTGCAATTATCAACAGAAGAATGGGTGCCTGCAGGTAGTATAGAAATTAATTCGTCATTGTTTTCTAAATATAACAAAAATGATAAAGTTATTTCAATTATTGAAACCGAACCCGAAGAGTGTTTTGATTTTACCGTAGATCATCCAAATCATAGATATTGGGGTGACAATATTTCAAGTCACAATAGTGGTAAATCATATTTTTGTTCTGGTAATATTATTAAACATGCACAAGAACAAGGCATTTATGTTGTCTTAATTGATTCAGAAAATGCATTAGACGAACAATGGTTAAAAAATCTTGGCGTTGATACTTCCGAAGATAAACTTCTAAAGTTAAACATGGCCATGATTGACGATGTTGCTAAAACTATCAGTGAATTTATGAAAGAATATAAATCAATGTCATTTGAAGATCGTCCTAAGGTATTATTTGTAATTGATTCATTAGGTATGTTATTAACTCCAACCGACGTTAATCAGTTTGATTCAGGTGATTTAAAAGGTGATATGGGACGTAAACCTAAAGCACTTACTGCACTTGTTCGTAATTGTGTTAACTCGTTTGGTAGTTGTAATGTTGGATTGGTTGCAACTAATCATACATATGCTTCACAAGATATGTTTGACCCAGATGATAAAATAAGTGGCGGCCAAGGGTTTGTGTATGCAAGTTCAATTGTTGTTGCAATGAAAAAATTAAAACTCAAAGAAGATGAAGATGGAAATAAAGTAAGTGATGTATTAGGAATTAGATCGGCTTGTAAGATCATGAAGACTCGTTACGCAAAACCATTTGAAAGCGTCCAAGTTAAAATTCCATATTCAACAGGTATGGCACCTACTTCCGGACTTGTTGACATGTTTGAGAAGATGGGTGTATTATCTAAAGTAGGAAATAAATTAGCATATACAAGTAAAGCAACCGGTGAAATAATTGCAGAATTTCGTAAAAATTGGAGTGAAGACAAGCTTAAATTTATTATGAATGAATGGGATGCAACAACACCTAATACAACTACAACAACAATCGAAACCGAAGAAGGAGAAATAGAATGAATGAACATTTAATTATAACAGTTTGGGATTTATTTCGTGAATATATTCCAGAAAAAACTCGTGAATTGGCTGCAAATCAATATGTTGATTTCTTATTAAATCACGAGGTTGAACTCGATGTTCTTCAATCAATTGCAGGATGTGATCCTCATTTAGACGATGCAATTAAAGCAGTTGCAGACGAAGATGACGAAGACGATTACGAAGACGAAGAAGAAGACGAGGAATATTAATGAGGTGGTACTCAAAAGTTAGTGGAGATATTTCATATCTTCCTGATTGTATTGAGTACTACTACATCCAGTTAGACGAAGCTCGTAAAGAAGTCAAAGTATTTGGCAATCTTGAAAAAGCTTCGTCTCAACTTCCTGGTATTGTAGAACAACGTTTTAATCAATTACAAGAAATAGAAGGTATATTAGAGTTTCTTAATATTGAATTACGTAGATCTCGATCAACAGCATTTAAAAAATATCTTGAAACCTACCAACGTGCATTAAGTAGTCGAGACTGTGAAAAATATGTAGACGGCGAGGCAGATGTAGTGGACCTTGAAAAGATCATTAATGAATTTGCATTACTTCGTAATCAATGGTTAGGTATTATCAAAGGTCTTGAAATCAAACAGTGGCAGATCAGCAATATTATCAAATTGCGTACTGCCGGAATGGAAGATGTTCAAATATAAGTATGTTTATTGAAGATTTAATTCAAGTTTCAACCGGAACGCCTCCGGTAACAAGCACCGGTAAATTCCAATTTCATTTTAGCTATATCACTGGGCAAGATCAAATATTTTTAACCAGTTTAGCCAATCAGATTTATAATGGTGATTTTTTAACTGAAAAACAAAGAACAGTTGCTCTTGCATGTCTTAATAAACATAAACAAGCATTGCAGCCATTAATTGATGATATAGATAGTTACTTAGATAATCCACAATGGAAATATCCTGTTAGGGTCATATCAAAAGATAAAAAAATTTTAATTGAGGTTTATAAAGATCAATATGATAAGCCTATTACAATGATGTTTGTTAAATTTCCATATGATGATGAACTAGTTAAACTTTTTCAAACAAGAAATTTAAAAGTAGATGCAATTCATCGATCAGTATGGGATGGTCTTTTAAAACTTTGGCAATTTCCTTTTACAGAAACAAATATCAGGTGGCTTGGATCTACATTAATTCCAAAAGATTTTCAGTGTGATTCTCAATTTTTAGAGTGTTATCACTCAATAAAAGACATCGAAGAAAATATTGAAGATTATCTTCCTATGTTAATTAAAAGTAAAACTGGATTTAGTTTAAAAAATTGTCATAAAACTATTCCTCAACTACCGTCACTAAATTTAATTGAAACATTCTTTTGGGCAAGAGATCATGGTATCACAACATGGGATAACGAAATAGATAGATTATTACATGAAGAAGCAAATCCGGTTACTAAATTAATTTTATCGTCATCTAAAGCATGGGTTAATAGTAGTCTTTACCCAATAACGCATTTTAAAGATCTAATCAATTATGGTGGCACGGTATTAATGATAGTGCCAGGTGGAAGTGAACTTATTCTTATGCAAGAATGGATTGATTTTTTTCAAAATATTGAAATATATTTTAAAAATATTAGTGTTATGTTTAGATTACCAAATGATAAATCAAATTTTAATCAATTTGTTAAAGAAAAACAAATAAACAATCCTATTAATAAAAATACACAAATTGTGTTTGTAAGCACCAAAATTACAAAACCATTAATCAAATCAAATATTAAATTTAATACCGTAATCAATTTAGGTTATTATAGTCATATGCATTTTACAATGAGAACTGTAATTGACAATGCTCAAAATTTAGTCTATTATAATTTAAAAGAACCAACAACATTGCATTAGGAATAAAAATGGCAACATGTAAAGTTACAATCATCGATGAAGTGAATTGTAAATTAACCGGTCTTGATCTTGATACAAGAAAAGAACTTGTTAAAAAATTTAAATATTTTGATCAAAAAGCAAAATATATGCCTGCATATAAATTAGGTAGATGGGACGGATGTACAGCATTTTTTGGATTAGGCGGGACTACTTTTGTTAGTATGTTAGATAGAATATTACCGTTATTAGAACAATGGGGATATTATATTGAAATTGAAGATTTACGTAATCCAATTTCTCTAGACTTTAATAAAGTAGCAGAAGACTTTTGGGGTGATTTAACTTGGCCCAAAGGACATCGATTTGAAGGACAGTTAATAAGATTACGTGAAGATCAAGTTGAAGTTGTTAATAAATTTTTAGAAAATCCTCAGTGTATTCAAGAAATTGCTACCGGATTTGGCAAAACAATTACAACAGCAACACTATCAAAAATCTGTGAAAGATTTGGAAGAACAATTACTATTGTACCAAATAAAGACTTAGTAGTACAAACAGAAGAAGATTTTATTAACTGTCAATTAGATGTTGGGGTTTATTTTGGTGATCGAAAAGAGTTAGGAAAAACTCATACAATATGTACTTGGCAAAGTCTAAATATATTAGATAAGCGATCAAAAAATACAACAGATGATGAATTATTAACACTTGCAGAATTGCTTGAAAATGTACAATGTGTTATGGTCGATGAAGTACACATGGCCAAGGCGGAAGTTTTAAAAAAATTATTAACTCAAAATATGTCAAATACACCAATACGGTGGGGACTTACAGGAACTGTACCCAAAGAAAGTATTGATTTTGAAAATATTCGTGCAAGTTTAGGAGAAGTTGTACATCGGGTTAAAGCACATGAATTGCAAGAAGCCGGAGTATTAAGTACTTGTCATGTAAATATTATCCAGACACAAGAATGGAAAGAATTTGGATCTTATCCAGAAGAATTAAAATATCTTGTTACTGATTCAGATAGGGTTAAATGGATTTCATCAATAGTACAGGGTATTTCTGAAACTGGAAATACTCTTGTTTTAGTAGACAGAATTGAAACAGGCGATTGTATTATTGAACATTTACCTGAGGCAGTTTTTATAAGTGGAAAGATCAAATCAACAAAAAGAAAAGAACAGTATCGTGAAGTAGCAACAAGCGACGATAAGATAATTGTTGCAACATATGGTGTGGCTGCGGTAGGAATCAATATTCCAAGAATCTTTAACTTAGTTCTGTTAGAGGCTGGAAAAAGTTTTGTAAGAGTTATACAAAGTATTGGACGGGGTATTAGAAAAGCAGATGATAAAGATTTTGTAAATATCTACGACATTACTGCTAATACAAAATATGCAAAAAGACATCTTACAGAAAGAAAAAGATATTATAATGATGCAAAATACCCATATACAATTAAAAAAATTAATTTACAATAAATTATCAGAATTTAATAATAATAGTCGCAAAGTAATTTCGTTTTTAAAAACCGAAGGATTGTGGGATTGTATTGTAAATTCATCAACATCTCATTATAAAACTGATGGGGAATACTTATATAATTTTCAATATATTAATGATAAACTATGTCCAGATGGGTTGGTATCTTTTGTATCATTTGCAGTAGGCTATCGATTTTGTTCTCCAACTTGTAATTGTTGTATTAGTTCAAAAAGTCAAACTTGTACTAGTTCAAAACAAGCATTAAACGATGATGAAAAATCTAAAATACAGAAGAAACGAGAAACTACAAATTTTGAAAAATACGGTTATGTTAATTATTTTAACAATTCAGAACAAGTAAAACAAGATGTGCTCAAAAAACACGGAGTTGATAATGTTAGAAAAATACCAGGTGTTTCTGAAAAAATTAAAAAGACTTGTATAGAAAAATATGGAGTTGATAATCCTGCAAAAAATAAAGAAATACAATTAAAAACTGCCAAAGCATGGCAAGAAAATGCAAAATCTCATATTGACACATTTAAAGAATTGATATTATGTAAATATGGAGTTGATAATATCAGAAAAATACCTGGTGTTTCTGAAAAAATTAAAAAGACTTGCATAGAAAAATACGGTGTTGATAATGTATTTAAATTATCTAATGTGCAATTAGATTTACAAAAAAAACAACGAGAACAGTTTTTTAATAATTTAGCAAGCAGGGTAAACAATCTTGTAATACCACTTTTTACAATTGATGAGTATATAGGAACGTCTAGTAAGTATTTGTGGAAATGTTCAAGTTGCAATTATGAATTTTTAGATACTATAATAAATGGAAGAATTCCTATATGCAGAAAATGTAATCCGTATTCAATATCAAAAGTTGAATCCGAGTTGCATCAATTGCTGGTAAACCAAACAGTTAATTTTAACTCAAGAGAAATTATCCCTCCTAAAGAAATAGATTGCTACTTACCATTTTATCAATTAGCTGTTGAATGCAACGGAGTATATTGGCATTCAGAATTACAAGGAAAAGATAAAAACTATCATCTTTATAAAACTATAAAGTGCGAAGAAAAAAATATACACTTATTACAAATATGGGATACCGAATGGTATTCTAAAAAAGATATAGTAATATCTATAATTAATTCGTATTTAAAAAATAATACAAAAATATTTGCAAGAAAAGGAATCATTAAACCAGTTTCAAATAAAGATAAAACTAGTTTTTTGATAGAGAATCATCTACAAGGCGATGCTGCAAGTTCAGTTAATATTGGATTATATATAAACAATAACCTTACAGCATTAATGACATTTGGTAAATCAAGATATAATAAAGCAATTGAATGGGAATTGGTTCGATATTGTCAATTAAAAAATACAAATGTAGTCGGCGGCGGAAGCAAATTATTCTCGTATTTTTTAAAAAACTACTTACCTAACTCAATAATAACTTATGCGGATCGTCGATGGTTTAGTGGAAATTTGTATAAGCATTTAGGTTTTACCTTTTCACATAATTCTGCACCTAGTTATTTTTATTTTTCATTAAATAATCCTTCAATCGTAGAATCAAGAATTAAATATCAAAAACATAAACAATTAAAATTGCTCAAAACATTTGATAATAATTTAACTGAATGGGAAAATATGAAAAATAATAATTATTCTCGAATATGGGATTGTGGAAATTCTGTTTGGATTTATAAAAAAGAACAATAGATTAAATTTATCTATTAATCCAATATATATATTGACCTTTTTATAAAACAAGTGTATTATACGGTTATATAAAAATTTAATTAGGAGAATACCATTCAAATTTTAACCTTAGAAAATAAAACAATGTTTTTAAATAATTTACCCGACGAGGTAGATGAAGATTTACGGTATGCAGTATTAGATAATTCAGATAATCAAAATCCAGATTATTTTTACTTACCTCTTATTTTTTTAGAATCATTTACAGGACCAGCAGCAGTCCTAAAAATTGGTCAATGGGAAATAACAATGCCATTAGATTGGTGTACAATTGTTGGTGATCCAACTGGTCCAGAAATGGAAGTATTACCACTAACTAGCTTAAACGATAGAGGATTTCAAACTTTTACATTTAATCCACTTGCTAGTTTTCGACCAGAATTTTACGAAATTGATATAATAAATGTATATCAAGATATTAAATGGTATTTTCCAAAATTAAAACCTGGTCAAATTTTATGTACACCATTACATAAAGGTGAGAATCCTGTATGTGCTTATTTTGTTAAAGAAGTAAGTCGTCAAAGTGAAATTGTAAATTATACTCGTGCTTGGTTTTAACCTATGCAACCATCATCTAACGGATATACATATTTTCAAAAAAATAGTATAATCTTTGCGAAGAGCGAAATGTTATACGAAGAATCATTTGATATACCTGTAGGAATAGTTTTAGAACGTAGAGAAAATGAAACCGTAGAAGATCATGTTAACGAATATAAACAATGGCTATCTATAAAAGATGCAACAGAGTCCAATCTGGTCTTGCAAAAAGCAGTTGAACGTGTTAAAATTTTATATTATTTGAGTAAGAAAAATGGCACTTGATATTAAACGCGAATTAGCAAATGTAGATTTAAGAAATTATAATTTTTATGATAATTTATCAGATCAAGAAAAAAAAGAATTTAGTCCATATGTATTAATGCGATATGTTTCAAATGTAGATGGTAACAGAGAATTGCAAGAATGGTTCTTAGAACGAACAAATGAACTTGTAAATAAAGATCACTGGGTATTAAGTAAAAATCATAAACCATTATTATGGAAGTTATTTGCAGGATGTGGAATTGGATCAAAATTATATCATCCATATCTTAAAGCTGGTACAAAAGAAAAAGCCGAAAAGATTGAAAAATTGCTTGCTGAGTTATATCCTGCAATGAAACTATGTGATATTAAACTTCAAGCAAAGTTAATGAATAAAGCTGATAAGAAAGAATTATTTGATAAAATGGGATTTGACAAGAAACAACGTAAAGATTATGAGTAAATTTCCGTTATTAGATCAACCACATACTTGTGTACATTGTGGGAAATCTTTCATGCAAGACCGAACATTAATTAGTCATATGTGTGAGCAGAAGCGTAGAGCTCTTCAACAAGATGAAAAACGAGTACAAGCAGGATTTATGGCGTTTAATAGATTTTTTCAGCTTACACAAAATCAAAAAAAACCCAAATCATATGAAGATTTTTGTAAGACTGCATATTATAATGCTTTTGTAAAATTTGGAAGTTTTGTTAATAATGTTAATCCATTATATCCAGATAAGTTTATTGATTATGTAATTAAAAGCGGAGTTAAACTTGATCATTGGTGTAGAGACGAATTATATAATAAGTATCTATTTGAAATGCTTAAGGTAGAGCCAGTTGAATCTGCTGTACAACGTACTATAACCACAATGATGGAATGGAGTGATAAGAGTGGTGCTCAATGGTATCATTATTTTAATTACGCAAATTTTAATCGAGTTGTGCATGATGTAAGAAATGGAAATATTAGTGCGTGGGTGTTATTAAATTGTAAATCAGGTAAAACAATGTTATCAAACTTTAATGATGATCAATTGGGTCTTATCGACCCAGCATTAGATGTAGCATATTGGATCAAACATTTTAAATCAAAACCAGCAGATGTTGCATTGGTTAAAGAAATTTGTAAGGAAAGCGGAATTGAATAACAGACTCAATGAAATTTGCAATTTATTTGGAGCAGTAGCAGAACCAAGTCAAAAAAAATTCAGACGTATTACAAATATAGATGAACTTGATGAATTAAATTCACTATTTGCAAGAATTGAAGATATTGACGCAATTGCCATTCATATTCCAAAAGATAAATTAAAATTCTTTATGGAAGCATTTAATGATCAAATAATGAGAGAAATGGAATTACGTGCAACAGTGCCTGCAATAGAGAAAGCATATAAACATTATAAGATGATGATCCAGATGTGTGGCGGAGATTACGATGCCAGATATTGATTTAGACTTTCCAAGTAGAACAGCAATACTTGATATAATTGATCATGTTCCTGCTATGTTACCTAATGGCAAAAAACACAATTCCGGAGTTTATTGCCAGAAAATACCCCAAAATCCACTAACTGGATTAAGTAGTATTGAATACAAAGAAGCAGAAGCACGTGGTTATTTTAAGATTGATTTTTTAAATGTAAATGTGTATAATAGTATTCAAGACGAAGATCATTTAATTAAATTATTGGAGACTGAACCATTATGGGATCTATTAAAAGAAGAAATGTTTGTAAATCAGTTATTTCATTTGAACGGACAC